CGAGAGATGTGGGCTAGAACTTCGTAGCGGATACGACTCTAAGACGGCTCGACGTAGTATGAATATTATGCTGCAGGAGTGGAGTAATCGAGGTATTCATCTATGGAAAGTTAAGAAGACATCTCAAGCTCTTGTAAAGGGTACAGCTTCTTACACCCTAGATGATAAGATTATTGATTTACTAGATGTTAATAGTAAGCGCTCAGACACAGAAATAACTATGTCTCGTTTATCTAGAGCTGATTATCACGCTCGCCCAAACAAGACAACAGAGGCTAGACCTTCTCAGTATTACTTAGAGAGAACAGCTACACCTACTTTGTATGTATGGCCTGCACCAGAGAATGCTACTGATACTATTGAGTATTATGCTATGGAGCGACTAGAGGATGTAGGCACTAGCGTAAAGACTGTAGACGTACCCGCTAGATTCTTACCTGCATTGGTATCAGGACTTGCTTATTATATAAGCATGAAAAAGATGCCTGATAGGATTACACTTCTTAAATCTGTTTATGAAGAGGAATTTGAGAGAGCCATGGATGAGGACAGAGAGCGCTCAAGCAGTTTCTTTGTACCTAGGCGAGGTAGACTATGAGTAAATTTTCGGCAGGAAAGCATGCTAAAGCCATGTGTGACCGGTGTGGTGTAGAATATAAATACACCCTGCTGCAACTAGAGTGGACTGGATATAAGGTATGCCCAGAGTGCTTCGATGAGAAAAGCGCTTTAGAATTCCCTACTAATGTACCAGTAGATGCAGAGGCCTTGATGAATCCTAGACCTGACACAGACGTAGAAGCCAGTGAAGGTAAGGTGTCAGCAAAAGACACCTCAACTGGAGATACCCCAATTGGTTCGATGTTTAGAGGATTTGAGCCAGCTAGTGCAGTAGGCTCAGTTACGGTGACTATATCATGACATATACACAATTAGTACAATCTATTAAGGACTGGACAGCTAACTCTGAGAGCACTTTTGTAGGTGAGTTAGACTTCATTATTGAACTGGCTGAAAAGAGAATTTTAAGAGATTCTGACCTAAATGTTGCGCGAAAGAACTCAACAGCCACTCTAAACGCTGGCGATGAGTTTCTTTCTAAACCGTCAGGAGCAAGAGTTATAAAGGCTGTGCAAACAATAGACTCTGGCGGTGATAGGATTATATTACTTCAGAAGGATAAGAGTTTTTTGGATGATTATATAATAGACCGCAGTGCGACAGGTGTACCTAGATATTACTCTCACTGGGATGACGATACTTTTTACATAGTACCCTCTCCTGTTGCAGACACTACGGTTGAAATAGAATATACTAGCAGACCTAATGGACTATCTTCTGCGGTAGCTACTACTTGGATTAGTACAGAGGCGCCTGATGCTTTATTATATGCGTGTTTAATTGAGGCCTCTTTATTTATGAAGTCCGCACCTGATTTAACGCAGAGCTATACTGTTAAATACCAGGAAGCCTTGCAGAGATTAATAATGGAAGAGAATTTCCGTAACAGAACAGACGAGTATAGAACTAGGTCTATTACATTAGGAGAAGCATAATGGCAATTACACAAGCACTATGTTCATCATTTAAGAGAGAGATTTTTGAAGCAACCCATGATTTTAATGCATCGGGCGGTAATACTTTTAAGGTAGCTTTGTATACATCTTCCGCTAGTTTAAGTGCGGCTACTACCGCCTACACTACATCTGGAGAGGTGACTGGCACTGGTTATACAGCCGGTGGCAACGCACTGACAAATGTAGACCCTGTATTATCAGGAACAACGGGATTTGTTGATTTCAGTAATATTTCTTGGACGTCTGCTACCTTTACGGCTAGGGGTGCTTTGATATACAATAGCACCAATAGCAATAAGGCAGTTGTGGTCTTAGATTTCGGAGGGGATAAAGATGTATCTAATGGTACATTCTCTATTTCATTCCCAACACCAAGCAGTACAGCTGCAATTATTAGGATAGCATAAATACAGGAGAACAAGAATGGCATCCATTACTTTTTACGACACCGCTACTAAAAATATTTTAGATGGCACAATAGACTTAGATACTAATACTATCAAGGTTTCATTACACACGAGTTCATACACCCCTTCAGTGGCGCATGATTTTTTAAACGATGTATCTAACGAGGTCACCGGCAGTAACTACACTGCTGGAGGTGTTGCTTTAGGCTCTAAGGCTGTGACTACGGTAACTACTAATGACGCTAAGTTTGATGCGTCTGATGTTACTTGGTCATCCCATGCCTCTGGTTTCAGTACAGCTCGATATGCAGTTATTTATAAAGATACAGGTACTGCATCTAGTTCTAACCTGGTTGGTTATATTGATTTTGTGTCAAACCAAGACAATGTAAATAATGATTTAACAATCAAGTGGAACGCGAACGGCATACTTCAACTAACTACTTAATAAGAAGGTGACTAATGGCAATTTCCAGAAAATCACCTGATGTAGTAATTGACACCACCCCGCAGTTGGGTGGAAACCTAGATGTTAATGGTAATTCTATTGTATCTGTATCCAACGGAGACATCGCTGTAACTCCAAACGGTACAGGTGATGTGATACTAGACGGACTTAAATACCCTCAGGCTGATGGTGATGCAGGACAGGTACTTAAAACAAATGGCTCAGCTCAGTTGTCATGGACTTCAGTAGAGGACGCAGTTGCTATGTCAATCGCTCTCGGATAATATAGGAAACAAGAATGGCAAATACATTCAAATTAAAAACTAAAGCTAATATAGATACATCCCTTGTAGCTGTCTATACTACCCCCGCATCGACAACAACAGTAGTTATTGGCCTAACCTTGGCTAATATAACATCCGCTTCTATTACAGCAGATGTTCAACTAGTATCTGATACAGTTGATGTGGAAACTAATACAGATGTTTATATCGCTAAGGCTATACCACTACCCGCAGGTTCTTCAGTAGAGATAATGGCCGGCAATAAGATTGTATTGAAGGCAACAGATGTACTTAAAGTAAAAGGCTCGGCTACCAACTCTGTTGATGCTACATTATCAATTATGGAAATAACTTAATAGGAGATTAATATGTCTTATCTAGGAAGAGTACCAGCAGCAGCGCCTATTGATGCAGATGATATACCTGACAATAGTATTACAGCAGCTAAGATTGTAGATGGCGCTATCGCAGTAGCTGATATAGCAGACGACGCCATAACCAGTGCCAAGATTGCCACATTAACTGGCAACCTAAACCTAGGTGATAACGTCAAGGCACTGTTTGGTTCTGCTAGTGGTGATTTACAGATTTATCACGATGGTGGTCATTCTTATATCAAAGATACAGGCACAGGTAGCCTTAAATTAAGTGGCTCAACTTATGTTTATATTCAAAGTGATACAGGCGAGAATATGGCTAAGTTTAATGCCAATGGTCGTGTTGAACTATTATATGATAACTCTAAGAAGTTTGAAACAACCTCAACAGGTATTGATGTTACTGGTAGAGCAAAAGGAACACTAACAACAGACAACGATGGTTCATTTGATATGAGTGCGAGTAACAACTTTAAGTGTACTCCAGCTGGTAACTTCACCTTAACCTTTACTAATATCGTAAGCCAATCTGGATTTATCTTGCTGGTTAATACTGGCGGTCATACGGTATCAGCACACGCTAATTCAAAGGTTGATGCTAACTTGTTAGCTACTGTAACTGCTGCTGGTACTTATCTAGTTTCTTACTTCAGTGATGGTACTAATGTTTATTTAACTAACTCGGCTATCTATACATAATGTCTTTATTCCCCGCATCTTCTATACCTGCTGGGGCTACTGGCTTTGATATTGACAACTCGTTAGTGTTTACTGGAGTTTCACAGTCGAATCTATATAGAACCCCTAGTAGCACTGGTAATCGTAAGACTTGGACTTGGAGTGGTTGGGTTAAGCGTGGTAATCAAAACAATTACCAAGTTCTATTTGCCTCTAAAACTAATACAGCCTCTATCTTTTGGACTACTGCAAATAGAATTAGAGTTGAGCAATATAACGGTGCTGGTGGGTATAACTTCAGACGAGATTTTGAACCTGTAATGAGGGATTCTTCTGCTTGGTATCATATTATGTTTGTATTTGATACAGCAAACGGTACAGAGTCAGAGCGTATAAGAATGTACTTAAACGGTACTCAACAAGATGTGAATTATACTTATGATAGTATGTCACAACACTTTGAGTCAGAGTTTAATAACACTGAAACGCATTGGCTCGGAAGATTAGGTGGTTGGTATTTTGACGGCTACCTCTCAGAAGTACACTTCGTAGACGGCACAGCACTAGACCCTACATCATTCGGTGAGACTGGTGACTACGGTGAATGGAAAGCAAAGAAGGTATCTGGATTAACCTATGGTACTAATGGCTTCTACTTAGACTTTAAAGCAGCTGGTGCAGGTACTTCAGGATGTGGCAAAGATACTAGCGGTAATAGTAATAACTGGTCATCAGAAGGTCTAAGTGCGCCAGACCAGAAACTAGACAGTCC